TTACTATATTAATTCAAAAGGCTTTGAAATTTACGATGCTGATTTTAATTGCATTGCTGTAGTTGATTTTGAGATTGAGGTTGAGGTATATCGAAAGCCATGCACCGGTAATTATTTCAATCCACCAGAAACAGGTGAATGTGATTTTATACTTTTTGAAATAACTGTACAGGAAGTTTATAATTCAAAAGGACAATTATTGCCAAATTATAAAGTGAAACTACAAGAGGAATTAGATAACGTAAAAGGTAAAATAATATGACACCAAAACAAAAAGCAGAAGAAATAACTTTATTATATTATAATTTAGGTAAACATTTATATGTTCCTATAAGTTTTGCAAAACAATGTGCATTAATAGCAGTTGATGAGATTATTGATTCAATAATAATTAAAAATTATTCAGACGCAGACAAATATGACTATTGGAATGAAGTTAAACACGAAATAAATAAAATATGAAAAAAGAAAAAAATTTAGGTGGCAGACCAAAAGCATTTATTGACGATGTGGCGGTTGTATTACCAATATCAGTTCCAAGTAAAGAGCGTGAAAGATTGCGGATCAAATGGAACAAAGATTTAGATGAATTTAGAATTAAAAAATAAATTTGTTTATTAATTATAAATTACTATCTTTGCTAAACAGTTGGTCAGAGCTGTTAAACCGAAACATAACTATTCCCTCTGACACTACATACTGACCTATGTTTTGAAAGAGGGATTTTTTATTTAAACTATTATGAAAACACTATTTGAAAATTTAAAAGAAGAACACAAATTGCAGTTGGAAGTGATGAAAGAAGATTATCCATCCTCTTATGCTGCTTTGGTAAAAACATTACAAGACAACACTTTGTTTACGCTGCTGACAATATCGGAAGCATATACATTGCTAATTAACACGAGTAACAAAAGTTTTTCAGTAACCAATTTAGCCGAACTATTTTATGAGTAATTTACCAAAGATTAATGATATCTACACCGATAAACTTTCTATTCAGAAAGCCGATGTATTTGTAACTTTAATGAACCAGCAGCCTAAACAAGAATGGGTAAAAGATCATCCATTTATAAGAGGTTATAAATACCTACCTATTGAGAGGATTGAGTATTTATTAAAAACTATATTCAAGTCTTATAAGATTGAAATTACAGGCCAAGGCACATCGTTTAACGGTGTTTGGGTAACTGTTAGAATACATTATTTGCATCCGGTAAATGGCGAATGGTTGTTTCATGATGGCATTGGTGCTTCGCAGTTACAAACTGCCAAAGGAACATCCCCTGCGGATTTAAACAATATCAATAATGGTGCTTTATCAATGGCCTATCCTGTTGCAAAAACAATAGCTATAAAAGATGCTGCGGATCACTTCGGTAAGTTATTTGGATCTGATTTAAACCGTAAGGATTTAATTAACTATGAATTAGATTTGACATTGATTGAATTAACACCGGATCATCCTAATTGGAATAAGGTAAAAGAAGCTGTAAAAAGCGGTAACTATACGATTGAACAAATACGAACTAAATACAACCTATCAGATGAAAACGCAAAACAACTTATTTAAGGCACGAGCTTCCGCTTCAGGAAAGCTAATGACTGCTCCAAGATCAAAGACTGAAACATTATCAGAAACAACAAAGACTTATGTTTATGAGTGGTTAAAAGAAAGCATTTACGGCATTCGTAAAAATATCAATAACAAATATTTATCTAAAGGATTATGGCTTGAAGATGAAGCTATCGATAAGACTATTGAATTATTAGATTTGTCCTTCGCTATTAAGAATGAGAAATTTTTTGAAGATGATTATTTTACAGGCACTCCGGATTTAATTGTTGATGGTGTTGTTTATGATACGAAATGCAGTTGGGATTGTTTTACTTTTCCATTATTTGATAATGATATACCAACTAAAGATTATTACTATCAATTACAGGTTTATATGCACCTTACAGGATGCAAAAAAGCATGTTTAGTTTATGTATTGTTGAACACTCCTGAAGAATTAACTTATGAAGAAAAACATAACTACGATGATATGGATGCGAAGTATAGAATTAAGCATTTTGAGATTGATTATAATTCAGAAGTTATTGATCAGTTACAAAATAAAGTTTTAGAAGTTAGAGAATTTATAAATAACATTAAATATTAGAAATTATGGCGGAAATTCAAGTAACGTTAAACGCACAAGCGTTGCGTAATTTAGTAACAAAAAGAAGTTACAAAAACAAAGATGGTCAGGATGTAGAAGTCCAGGAGATTAAATTTAAATTAGTTGAGGTTAAAGAAGCGAAAACTATATTTACTTCTGACAAGTACAAAATTAACAAAACGCATTTCGCTTGTGTTATTCAAACAAAAGAGGAGCGAGATGCTAAAGCTGATACTATTTACATTGGCGAAGGATTTACAACCGTTTGGAACGCTGATAATGTACAAGTTCATCAGGCAGAGGTTATCAGTCCTAAACATGTTGTTGAGGATGATTTACCATTTTAATATTATTAACAACCGCTGCGGTAGTAAATTAATTTTTGCTACCAAAAGCGGTTTAATTTAAACCTTATAAAAACTATTATATGAATTATAAAGAATTTATTGAAAACAAAAAACATTCAATAGGTAACTTTGGATTTAAGGCAAACTATATTCCGGATATAGCATTTGACTTTCAAAAGTTTGTTATTGAGAAAGCTATTTTTAAAGGGCGTAGTGCTGTCTTTTTAGATACAGGATTAGGTAAGACTTTAGTACAATTATCTTTAGCTAAAAACATTGTAAACCATACTAACAAAAAGGTTTTAATTTTGACTCCTTTAGCTGTTGCATTTCAGTTTATACTTGAAGCTGAAAAATTAGGTATTGATGATATTGAATACTCAAAAGATGGTAAGCATACTAAAAAAATAGTTGTTTGTAACTATGAGCGTTTGCACTATTTTAATGAAAAGGATTTTGAGGGTGTTATTTTAGATGAAAGCTCCATACTTAAAAATTTCGATGGAAAAATTAAACAAGAGGTTACATCATTTGTTAAAAAAATACCTTTTAGATTTTTATCAACTGCTACACCATCCCCTAATGATTTTATTGAATTAGGCACAAGTTCCGAAGCATTGGGATACATGGGCTATATGGATATGTTAGGTAAGTTTTTTAAAAATAATCAAAATAGTGTTGATAGTAATAATAGAAATATTGGTGAAAAGTTTTATTTAAAACCACATGCTGAAAAGGATTTTTTTGCTTGGGTAAATCAATGGTCTATTATGGCTAAAATGCCGAGTGATTTAGGATTTTCAAATGAACGTTATAACTTACCTGAACTGATTGTAAATAAACACGTAGTTGAAAATCAAAGTTTATTTGATGTTGATGGTCAAATTTCAATGTTTGTTCCTATTGCTAAATCTATGACAGAAGTAAGACACGAACAAAAGCAAACAGAAGAAAAAAGATGTCAAAAAGCTATTGAATTAGCAAAAGGCAAAACCTCTGTTTATTGGTGCAACACAAATAACGAAAGTAGTATTTTAAAAGCATCCGATAAAAATGCAGTTGAGATAATAGGAAGTCAAAGCATAGACAAAAAAGAAGAAATACTTTTAGCGTTTGCAAATGGCGAAATTGAAAGGCTAATAACCAAAGCAAAAATGACTTCTATGGGTTTAAATTGGCAACATTGTAATCATTCTGTATTTTTTCCAACTTGGAGTTATGAGCAATATTACCAAGCTATAAGACGTTTTTGGCGTTTTGGACAAACAAAAAACGTAACTATTGATTTAGTTGTTTCAGATGGACAAACAAGGGTATTAGAAGCCTTACAGCAAAAAACAGAAAAAGCAATACAACTACATAAAAATTTAACTGAAAATGTTAATCGTTCATTTGAACACAAAGTAAAAGAATTTAACAAAGAAATAATAAAACCTAACTTTTTATAATTATGGAAAACAAAGTAAAAGACCAAGTAGTAACAGATCGTTACGCTATTTATAACAGCGATTGTATGTTAGTAATGCCAACACTTGAAAACGAAAGTATTGATTTAAGTGTTTATAGTCCACCTTTTGCAGGATTATACAACTATTCAAGTAGCGAAAATGATTTTAGTAACTGTGAAAGTAAAGAACAATTTTTAGATCAATATGAGTTTTTAGTAGCTGAAATTTCAAGAGTAACAAAATCAGGGCGTATAACTGCTGTACATTGTACTGATGTATTTGACAATACATGTCGACTTTGGGATTTTCCAAATGAAATAATTAGAATACATACTAAATATGGTTTTGAATATCGTAATCGTATTACAATTTGGAAAGAGCCATTAAAAGTTCGTATGCGTACGATGGTGCAAAGTTTAATGCATAAATTTATAGTTGAAGATAGTACAAAATGTTTTACTGCTATGCCTGATTATGTTTTGGTATTTACAAAAAAAGGTGAAAATAAAGTGCCAGTAACTCACCCTTTTGGAATTAATCATTATGCCGGTGAAATACCAATTTTACCAAATATTTTAAGAGCTTGGAATAATGCAAATAATTCTGATTTAAATGAAGTAGAACTTTGGGATTATCTTAATAATCATAATGAGGATGATAAAATAACAAAACTAAATCATTACATATGGCAAAGATATGCTTCGAGTGTTTGGGATGATATTAGAATTGATAATGTTTTACCTTTTAAAGATAGCAAAGAAGATGATGACGAAAAACATGTACACCCGCTTCAATTAGATGTAATTGATAGAATTGTTGAATTATATTCAAATCCTAATGAAGTTGTTTTAACTCCTTTTATGGGTGTAGGTAGTGAAGTTTTTAGCCCTGTTTCAATGGGTAGAAAAGCAATAGGTATAGAATTAAAAGATAGTTACTTTAAACAAGCTAAATTAAATCTGCAAGAAGCTGCAAAAAGATTTAAAGAAACTGTAAAACAAGAAACTTTATTTTAACTATATGAACAAACAAAACAAAGCACGTTATACCAAACTATTTATTCATGATAAACTAACACGTTATCCATCGTTTATAGGTCGTGAAAATGCTATTCCGCCTCCTAATTTAAAAGAAGCCGGAGCTAATGATTTAACAAGATTAGTAATTGACTTTTTAAATATGAGTAATTGCCAAGCGGAGCGTATTAGTTCACAAGGTCAATA